GGACAGCGTCACCCCGTAGCGCAGCGGGTCGCCGTCGGACCACGCGATCGCCTCGGCGTCGGTGAGGATCGCCTTCGGCAGGTACTCGGCGTGGTAGATCGTGTTCGACCCCTGGCCGTCCTTGCCGACCGCGAGCAGCCGCACGTACGTGGTGCCCGGCGCGGCCGGCTGGTCGAAGAACAGCTCGTTCTTCGCCGCAGGGACCGTCTTCGTGGTCAGGTCGATGCCGTAGTAGAGCTCCCACACGGCGCGCTTGGCCTCGAGCATCGTGAAGGTCAGGTCCAGCGTGCGGCTGGTGGCGTCGCGGCGGACCGCGGTGCCGTAGCCGTAGGCGCCGACCTCACTGATGTCGATCGACGGCGACCAGTTGGCACCGTCGTCCTTGCCGATCATGCCCACCGACTTGTAGCTGTCGGGGATGGTCAGCTGCGTACCAGCGGTGTTGGTGACCGTGGTCAGGGCCGGAGCCGCCGGCCACGGGGCGATGAAGATCGCCAGCTCGAGCATCTTCCTGATGAGGCCGTCATCGTGCCCCTTCAGGTCGGTGAAAGTCCCGGTCACGTCGGGCATGCTGTTTCCTCTCGGTTCAGCCGACCGCGCGGCGCGGGCGGAGCTGGATTTCATAGGAGGCGACGGAGCGGGGCACCGTCGGGGACCAGGCCAGGAAGTACGGCCACTGGATGGTGACCACCTGGTCCACGTCTTGTCCGTCCACCTGCGTGAGCGTGCCCATCGCGGCATGAGACGCCGTGGTGAGCGCCCACATCGCGTCCCGGGTGGCCGCGAAATTGTGCACGTCGATCCGCGGGTACGCGGTCACCTGGTCGTCGCGGGTGGACGTGCCGGCGATGAGGCGCACCAGCGGCAGCCGCGGCTCCAGCGGGTCGGGCAGGTCGGTGACGGCGCGGTACGGCGCGGCCAGCGCGCGCGGCTGGCCGTTGCCGCCGTTCATGTGCCGGGCGACCAGCTTCTCCACGTCGATGAAGGGCAGCACGGTCATCGGGCGGCCACCGCCCGGCCGAGGATGCGGCGGCGCGCGATGTTCGCGGTGCCGTGCTCGTAGTCGGCGGGCGCGGTGATCCGCGCGTACGAACGGCCGCGGGGGCGGGTGCCGTCGTAGCGGCCGATCACCACGTCGGGGGCCTCGACGGCGGCGATGCGCCGCGCGGTGGCGGCCTTGCGGTCGGCGACCTCGGCCAGCTTCGCGCGCACCTGCCGGGACTGCATGACGGCGCGGATCAGGCCACCGTTGCCGCCGTACCGGGAGTCGATCTGCGAGACGACCAGCTCTTTCATGCGGGCCATCAGGTCAGCCTCCGCAGCTGTACCTCGATGCAGGCGTCCCAGACGCCGACCTCGCCGATGACCTCCCAGCGGCGGCCCGTGTAGGTGCCGTCCTCGTTCTTCGTCCAATGCGAGATGATCACGTTGGAGGTCTCGACGTCGTGCGCCGAGCGCTTCGTCGCGTACAGCGTCGCGCCGGAGATCGACGGCGACGTCCGCGACTGGTCCTCGCTACTGCGGGTGGGCGTCAGCGAGCACCAGCGGAGCTCACGGAACACCTTGCCGCGCGCCGGGTTGCCGTAGTCGTCCGCGTTCCCCCAGTCGTCGACCGACTTCTCGAGGACGACGGTGTGATCGCCGAGCTTCACCGGCCCGGCACCAGCCACACGGCGCCGGTGGCATCCCCGAGGCGCCCGGGCGGGAGCTCGGCCGGCTGCGGCCACGACGAGGGGGCCGGGTAGGACCCCTGCGGGGCCATGCGCTTCGCCCGGTACCGCTTCCGGACCCGGTTGAGGATCGACTCGCGGTGGTTGCGCTGCGGCCACATCGCGCCCGTGGGGCCGGTCTGCCGCGACATCAGCGACGCCGGGTTGTCGGCGAGCAGAGCGGCGAGCTCCACCGCCGAGGCCCACAGGAAGTCGTCCAGCGGATCGGGCAGCGCGTCCAGGCCCGTGGCCTCGAGCAGCCACGCCCGGACCATGTCGATGACGATGTCCAGCTGCTCGTCGGGCAGGTCATGCTGAGGGAGGAGAGCGCGAGCGTTCTCCCTCGTCACGTTGGCAGCCATCTCGCGCCCTCCTCTCCTCGATCAGGCGCCGCGGCCGGTGCGACCGGACGTGCGCTTGCCGGCGTCGACCGTGCTGGTGGACTGCTCGGTCTCCTCGGCGACCTTCTCCGGGGTGGGCTCCTGTCCGGTGCCCTCCTTGACGGCCTCCTGCGCCTCGGGGCCGCCGGTACCCTCACCCGTGGACGCCTCAGCGACCCGCGGGCGCTCGCCCACGTTGGGGTGACCCGGCGCGGTGGCGACGGTGAGCTCCTCGACCGGGATCTCCCGACCGAACTGCTCGAGCGCCTGCTCCTCGGTCAGCTGCGGCCGAAGAGCGTCCGGCACGGCCGCGAGAGCCGCCAGGTACTGCGCCTTGGCGAGCTCCAGCTGCGCCTTCTCGCGGGCACCGACCTCACCGACAGCCCCGACGGGGAGCAGCCGGCGCGCGTCCTCCTCGGTGAGGGTCACGACCTCGCCCTTCGTGTGCCGCACGAAGGTGTACGGCTCACCGGGCTTCGACGTGGTCTCGTCCCAGGAGTCGGCGAGCAGCTCGTACTCGCCGCCCTTGATCTCGTTGATGTCCGTCATGGGTTCTCAGTCCTCTCAGGCGGCGTTGATGCCGGAGACCCAGCAGGCGGCCAGGGGCTGGTCGATCCCCAGGACGCGCTTGCGGGTGGTGTCGGTCCGCCACGACTCGGTCGGGCCACCGTTGGGGCCGCCGCCCTCGCCGTACAGGCCGGTGGACTCCAGCGGGCGGGTGTCGGACCGGAACCCGACGATGCCGCGCTGCAGCACCAGCGCCCGGTCGTTCGGCCAGAACCGCGTCAGCAGCGGGTTCAGGCCGAGCACCTGGCCGGGCATGGTGCCGCGGAACTGCAGCGCCTCACCCTCCGGGGTCTGGTTGTAGACGGCGAGGAACTCCGCGTTGTCCTGCAGGACGGCCTTGATGCTGTTCGGCAGGATGATGGTGTCCGGCTCGAAGCCCAGGTACTCCTCGGTGGAGACCTCGGCCGCCGGCTTCGCGGTGTTGACCTTCTCGATGGCGTTGGCGATGTCCCGCCGCACCTTGGACGTGCCGCCGGCCCACGACGCCGTGGCGGCGACGGTGGGGATCGACGTGGACGCCAGCAGCAGCGCCCGCAGCACCCGCTCCTCGGAGCGGATCATGGTGTTGACCAGCTGCCGGATCTGCAGGTTGACCTTGTCGATCTGGTTCTCGTCGCGCATCTCGCGGGAGACCCGGACACCGAGGCCGCGCTTCACGCCGACAGCGACGCGGGCGATGCCGCGCTGCCCGACGGCGATCGGGATCTCGCCGTACTCGGCGACGTCCTCGACGTCACCGGCGAGGAACAGCGGGGTGTTCTCCTCGAAGCCCACCAGGCCGTTGGAGTTGCCGCCGGCGTTCCGGAAGATCGCGTCGGTGAGGAAGCTGTTGTCCAGCAGCTGGATGATCCGCGCGGGGATCATCAGCGGGTTGCCGACGAGGTCGGCGACGGTGGTGCGGGAGCCGTCCGAGACGCTCCCGACCGTGGTCACGGTAGCCATTCCTGTGTCTCGCTCTCAGTCAGTAGGGGTCGGGGCCGTCAGAGGATCCGCATGAGGCCGACGGCGCCGATGCCCACCCCGGCGGGAGCGGTGCACTTGCCGATGATCGTGCGCGTGTCCTGCGTGGCGCCGGTCACGGGCGTGACCTGGCCGTTGGCGGCGCACATGAGCGCGTCACCGAAGTTGGCCGCGGCGGCGTACACCACGGGCACCTCGGCGCCGCTGGACACGACGGCGACGTTCACCGGGAACGGTGCGAAGTTCACCACCGGACGACCATCCGACAGCGGGGCGGCGCCCAGCGCGGTGGCGTTGTCCTCCGGGGACTTCGCGTCGGTGACCGCCACGCCCAGCCACTTGGTGGACGCAGCGCCGGCGGGCCGGATGCGGCCGCCGCGCGTGCTGTCGGTGAACGCCTCGACGACCTGGCCGCCGTAGATGACAGAGCCGAGGCCCGGGACGTAAGTCCGCTGGGCCTGCTTGGTAACAACGGGGATCGCGGGCATCAGACGTTCCATCCCTTGTAGAGCGGCGAGGCGACGACGGCCTGGACGTCGTCAGGGGTCTCGGTCTCCCCGGAGTCGTAGCCGCGCTCCGTGGTGTTGACCGCCAGCCCGGGCTCGAGGCTGGCCAGGATGTCCTCGTACCCCTCAGGGTCGAGCTCCAGGTTCTTCAGCCACCGGGTGCGGTCCGAGGCGCGGATCTTGCCGGCCTCGGCGGCGGCGTCGACCAGCGCGGTGCGACGGGCCTTGACCTGTTCGGCGCGGGCGGCCGCGCCGGCGGCGGCGTCCCGGCGGAGCTCGTCGAGCACGCCCCGCTCGATCGCGACGACACCCTCCGGCAGCCGTGCGGCGACCGGCTCACGCTGCTCGTCTTCGATCTTCGGTGCCTGCTCGAGCTTCTCGTCCAGGGCGTCCAGCAGGTCGCCAGTAGCGGCGTCCTCGCCCAGTCCGAGCTTCTCGCGCAGGGCGGTGAACTCCTCGTCCGTGAACTCGTGAGCCACGGCACCTCCCTTACTCGTGGACCCACCCGGACGGGCGGGGGCATGTGGGGCCGGGGCGTGCGCCCGGCCCTGGTAGCGGAACACCTTCGCGGCGAACTTCGACGAGCGCACCGCAGCGGCGACGTCGGTGTCCTCGGTCGCCTTCTCCCGCTTCACGACCCGATCGGCCAGGCCGGCCTTGACGGCCTCATCGGCGCCGTACCAGGACTCTTCGCGCATCGAATCGCGCCACTCGGCGGCGGTGCCGCCGGCCCGATCGGCGTAGATGTCGGCCATCGAATCGGACAGCTGGTCCATCACGGCGGCCTGCGCGCGCATGTCGTCGGCGTTCCCGACCGACAGGGCCCACGCGTCGTGGATCATCAGCTGGGTGCCGGTGCCCATCACCAGCTCGTCGGCGCCCATCGCGATGACGCTGGCCGCGCTGGCCGCGAGGCCGTCGACGTAGGCGGTGACCTTCGCCGGGTGGTTCCGCAGCGTGTTGTAGATCGCGACGCCGTCGAACATGTCCCCACCGGGGGAGTTCAGTCGCACCTCGAGCTGGGCGACCTTGCCGATCTCGGTGAGATCCTCGGCGAACTGCGCGGCGGATACCGAGTCGCCCCACCACGAATCGCCAATGTCGCCGAAGATCCGGATCACTGCCGCGTCGCTTGCCTCAGCCCTGGCCATGGCGTACCACCGGCGTTGATCACCCATGGGTGCACACGTTAGCGCCATGCCCCGTTCAGACCCCGGATGTGGGGTCAATCGTGCGCGACGTACGTCACTCCGGCCCGTCCGGGCGCGGCCGGATGAGGCATTCGGGGTACTGGCAGGCGTTGTCGACGACGTCGCGGAACCGCCACGCCAGCCGCAACTTCACGAACGACTCGAGCACCAGCAAGCCCAGCAGCATCAACACGAGCAGCGCGCCGACCACCAGGAGCAGGCCGAACAGCTCCATCACTCGTCCGGGCCGCGGCCGGCCTTGATGAACTTCCCGACGAAGATGCCCGCCGGGATCATCACCACCAGCCAGATGGTGAGCGCGACCGCCCACATCGGCATCAGTCGGCGCCCGCGGGTGCGGCGTTGTCGGCCTCCGGCCCGGTCGCGGGGCGCTCGGGGACCGGTGGGCCGGCGGCACCCGCCGGGGTGGTGGCGTTCGGCAGCGGCGCCTTCGGCGGCAGACCCACCAGCTGGCGCACGAACGCGTCCAGCGCCGGGTCGGGGAAGATCGCACCCGAGGTGATGAGCATCTGCAGCGCCTGCACCACGGCGCCGGCGTTCTGCCCGATCGGGTCGAACACGATCACCGGCGCGGGCTCGTCCTCCCCGAAGTTGACGTCGACCAGGTCCTCCACGACGTGCTGCGTGGCGGTGTCCGCGATCAGCTGCGCGAGGCTCTGCAGGCTCATGATGAAGAAATCGATGAACGATGCGCCCAGGGCGTAGGAGCCGGTGCCGGTCTGCTGGCCGAGGTTCAGGAAGTGCGCCAGGACGCTCTTGGTGATCGCCTCGTCGTGGTAGCGGGCCGCCGCCTCGATGTCCGGCAGCATGCCCTGCACACCCAGCAGTTCCATCTTCGACCCGAACGGCCCGGCGCCGCCAGCCGCCGCACCCGACCGGTAGGACTGCGCCAGCACGCGGCCGTCGTCGAGGGTGTCCTCCTCCTCGCCCGCGGTGTAGTGCGGCACGCCCATGCTGTTGCGCTCGTCGCGCTCGTCCCAGCGGCGCAGGGAACGGTCCTTCAGCAGCCAATGCTTGTACGCGGAGCGGAGCAGCGACTGCCCCAGCCACGTGCCGCGGCGCTTGTAGACGTAGGCCACCAGCGACTCGACGGGGATGGTGATCGGCTCGTTGTCCGACGCGCGCACCACCCCGGGGGCGATCCACGGAAGCTGGATGATGCCCTCCAACCCGCCGTCGCGGGCCGTCTTCACCTCCTGCACCGTCTTCGGCCAGCGCGGCGCCAGCTTCCGCAGGTGGAACTTCCCGGTCGCGGTGTCGTAGCGGTACACCTGCTCGAAGAACATGTGACCGAACACGACGCACTCGAGCGCCCATTCCACGTGCTGCGTCCAGGAGAACCGGTCCCGCTCCCGGGTGGCGCGCGGCGGGGCCTCCGACTTGCCCTTGATCGGCAGGCCGAGGTTCTCCGCGACGAACGTCACCACCTCATCGGAGGCGTCCGCGGGGTCCAGGCGCCAGGTGGCCTGCTGCACGGGCAGCTGCACCGCGGCCAACGCGGACAGCACCTGTGGGTCCTGGCGCTGCATGCGGTCGTAGATGACGTTCGACTGCGGCCACTGCAGCTCCGGGGTCTCCTCGTCACCCCACATGGCCCACCACTGCGACGGCTGGCCGTGGCCGATCTCGGCCGACTGCGGGCGGCGTGCCGTTCGCAGCCTGCGGGGCTCAGACATGCACGCTTCTCCCTAGAATCCGACGCCGGTGAGCGCGCCAGCGCTACCGGGGCCCCAGTCTGCCGCACGCGGCGGCGCAGGCACCGCTGCCGGGGCCAGTGAGCCCCCCGGCGTCTTCCGCTTGCCGAACGCGACGTGCAGGTTCAACCCCAGCCCTGCCAATGCGGCACCGACCAGCGGGCTGATGTCCCCCGAGCCCTCCGTGGTGAACCCCCGCGTCGACTTCGACTTGCCGATGAACCGCCAGCGGGCCACCTCGATCGCCCGGTTCAGCGGCTCATCCACACCCGTGGGCACGTACTTGCCGGCCTCGAAGTCGTCGACGATCGCCTGGCACGCCTGCCCCATCTCCGCGGGCCCGGTGAGGATCGGATCCAGCCCCGCCGCCTGCAGCTTCGGCACCAGCGCGCCGGCCGGGCCGCCCGAGTCGATGACCAGCACCGCCGGGGAGAACAGCTCGGAGATCTTCAGCAGTCGCGGGATCACCCACTCGGTGCCCTCCTGATGGAAGACGGTCTGCGCACCCCACGTGCCGTCGTCGTGCCAGCCGGCGGCCACCAGCGACGTGTGCAGGCTGCCCGGCGCGCGGTGAATGCCGAGCACCACCGGATCCGACAGCTGCTGCACCCCGATCGCGCGGGAGTGGAACACCTCCGGGTCGAACGGGATGTCCTCGCCCTCGTCCAGGTCCGGATCGGGCCAGAAATCGGGTGCGCACAGGTCCTCGACGAGGAACTTCCGCACGCCCATGCCGTTGCGGTCGTCGCCGATCGTCTCCAGCTCCAGCAGCACCCGGCCGTCGGCGATGCGGCGCCCCAGGGAGGGGTTGGCCATCGCCCAAAAGAACGGATCGTCCAACCGTTCGTCGATCTTGTTCACGAAGCGGCCCGTCTCCGGGTCCATCTCCCGCCCCGGCACCGACCACTCCAGCCAGCACATGCGGTCCCCGCCGGCCAGCGCCTTCTTACGCATGCTGGCCAGCTCGAGGCCGTTGGGCATCGTGTCCCCGTCCACCGGGGTGGACACGAACAGCACCTGCGGCGACGGAGACGTCTTAATCATCGGGCGCAGCGCGGCCAGCTCGGCGTCGGTCAGGTCGTACGCCTCGTCGCAGATCAGCAGGTCACCGAACAGACCACGACCCGCGTTGTCCGACCGGGTGAAGAACAAGATCTCCCGGCCGTCGCGCAGCACGATCCGCTCATCACCCTTACCCGACCGGATGCCCCGCTCACCGCCCCGGACCTCCGCCAACAGCTTCGGGGACGCCTTGATGACGTCCGCCATGCGCTTGAACGCGTCCGTCGACGTCCGCTGCAGCTGCGCGGTATGGAAGATGCGCCGCGCCTTCAGGATGTACAGGTGATACAGCTCGATGATGAGGAGGACGTCGCCCTTACCGTTCTGGCGGGCCACGATCAGGCCCACGTTGGCCGCGGCCCACTTCCAGCGGCCGCCGTGCACCGTGTCGTAGGGGTCCTCGACGTACCGCTCGCCCATCGCGTCGACGACGGCGTTCTCCTGCCACGTCATCACCGCGCGGCCGGTCATCTTCCGGAAGAACGCCACCGCCGCATGCCCCGCGCAGCGGTCCTTTTTCACCGTCGACGTGCCGCAGGGAACGCACTTCGCCTCGTTCGGCGGCAACACCCGCAGGCGAGGCTCCTCGTGGCCGAGGATCGGCTCCGGAACGGCCACCGCGGTCACGGCACGGCCCGCGGCGGCGGCCGGCGACGCGCCCGCTCCGCCTCGAAGTCGCTGATCTCCTCCTCGCGGTCCTCCTCCATCGCGTTGGCCTCGATCGCGGCGCGCGCATCGACCATCGCTACGGCAAGCTGGCGGTCCAGCGGCGGTAGATAGGCGGCGTTCTGCGTGGTGTCCATCGTCTCGGCCAGCGCACACGCCCGCTCAGCGGCCGTCCGCAGCTGCCCCGGGGGCGTCAGCGGCGTCCAACCCAACGCCTCGAGCTCCGCGCGCACCGCCGTCTCCAGCGGGCCGATCGGGAGCTCTTCGATGTTGTGGACGCGCTGCCATCGGCGGTACGTCACGACAGCCACGCTCCCACTTGCCTCATCACGTACGTCACTGATCCCCCCAGGACGCCTGCAGTTACCGCGCCGATGACCACATCAGGCCACGGCGCGTTCCTTATCCGTTGGAACCACACTCGGCACCTCCACGGCGCGGGTGGCGACCAGGTTGGACACCACCGCGGCGCCCGCGATGAGCACCCAGCCTGCCGCCTGCAGCGCGTACAGGGGCCCTACGGCAGCGTAGGTGAGCATCTGCGGCACGTTCACGGTCATGGCACCGAGGTACCCAGCAGGCTTCACGCGCCACACACTAGCGCACGCGCGCGTACCCGGGAAGCGAGACGAAGCGCACGCTGAGGGCATGCCTGGCAAGTCCGTGAAGAACTGGAAGGTCTACGAAGCCCTGCGCGACAAGGGCTACTCGAAGACGAAGTCGGCCAAGATCGCCAACAGCAAGGCCGGCGGCAAGCGGAAGCGCCGCAAGCGCAAGTGAGGGGCCCGGCGCTGTCACGCCGGGCCCCTCAAGGCGATCACGGACATGATCAACCGATGGAACGGTACCCCGACACCTTGCCCGCGTAGTCGATGCTCGTGACCTTCAGGCCGCTCTTCGCGTTCAACGCCTGCACCACCTGACCGTCACCGATGTACATCGCCACGTGGCTCACCGGCGAGAAGTACACCACCAGGTCACCCGGCTTCAGCGCGTCCCGAGTCGTCGCCACGCCAGCACCAGCCTGCGCCTTCGACGTCCGCGGAATGCTCACCCCGGCGTTCTTCCACGCAGCCTGCGTCAGGCTCGAGCAGTCCCATGAGCTCGTGCCGTTCGCCCCATACACGTACCGGTCGCCCTCGCGCTGCTGCTGCAGCGCGTACGCCACCGCCGTCGCACCCTTCCCCGAACCCACCGACGGCGCCGGAGCGGGAGCGGGAGCCGGAGCGGACGACGCGGACGGGTCCGGACGGTCAGCGCGCGACGTGTGCCCCTGCTCGGCCGCCGGAGCGGACACCGAACCGGACAGCTTCAGCACCTGCCCCGGGTAGATCACGAACGGCGACTTCACGCCGTTGAGCTCCGCCAGCGTGTCCCAGCGCATGCCCTGCGCCTTCGCGATCTTCGCGATCGTGTCGCCGGCCTTCACCTTGTACGCGCCCTGCGCCTGCTCGGCCGGAGCCGGAGCGGGCGCCGGCTGCGCAGCCGGAGGCGGCCCAGCGGGCGTGGAGACGTGCGCCGATGCCGTCCCAGCGGTGAACAGCGGCAGCAGTAGGGCAGTGCCCACCGCGCCCGCCGTGATGGTGTTGCGAACCGCCGAGTGCATGACGGCGACCCTCCCTGTCGTCAGACGTGAACCAGTTGGTCCGCGTCTGACGGTAAGCGACCGTCACCGTAAGCACCGACTCGCGGTGATGTACGACCCATCACGCATGCACGCACTAGGGCCCGAAGGCTCAGCACTAGTTGCCAGTTACCCGCCGGTACCAAGCCCCCTACGCCGGCGTGTCGAGACCATGTCGTGACATACGCCGCGGACCACGGCCTCGCAACGGCGTGTTGCAGCCCGCACCCGAACCGCAGAAATTTCTCGCCCGGACAACGCTCAGAGCGCCCCCGGCGTCAACGCCACCGCCACCACGATCCCGGCCGCGAACAGCGCCGCGCACACCATCAGCCAGTCACCCGAACGCGCCGGCCGCGCACCAACCTGCGCCCACAACCCAGCCAGCAGCGCAGCGACGAGGAAGCCTACGAACACGCTCGACGCCACGCTCGCTCTCCTCTCGCGCACACGCGATGGCCCGCCAGCCCGCTGAGCCGCCCGCTGCCGCCCGAACTTCGCTCGCCCGTGGCCCAGCACCAGATCGTGCTCACGGGCCCGGGGGGAAACTCCTGACTGTGCGGCGCGGGGGTCGGGCGGGTGCCCCCCTCAGATTTTCGGACGGGGGGGCCTTGTCAGCTGAGCGTTCCGGTCCAGTCGCGATCCCACCATGCTGGGATCGCTGTCTCACGTGTGCCGTCGCCTCGTGAGCGGTTGCACGTTGCGAGCATGAGGCGATCTGCCTTCATGCCACCTTGGCTTCGTGCTTGTGAGTGGTCAGCGTCGAGCGGCAAACCGTCTGGGTTGAGGTGTGCGCTCCTGTACATGGGTAAGGCCTGCCCCGCCTTGCGGCATAGACACGCTGGTCCACAGTCTCGCCCAACTCCACATGGACAGAGTGTTCCATCGATGTGCTTAGCTATTAACCTTCGTCTGTTCTTCTGATGTTCCCAACCAAGATTGCGTTCTGTTGTTGTCTTCCTGTTTGTACTTGGCATTGTTCATTCCTTAGTTCATAACATCACATCATCATGTATGTATTACTAACTAACTAATAACATATCTATCTTCGTGAAGCACATACGATATGTGTACATGAACAAGGCTTACCTTCACACATACCATGCTTACTGTTAGTACATGAACTACATACATCACCATGCTTCTCATACATGTGTATGCGCATAGCCCTACGTGTGATAGCCACTGGTACCCCCCATGCGTAGGACACCCACCCACAGCAGGGACAGGTACGGGCCCTGTGTCCCCTACTGCGGGTGAGTGTCAGCGACGGTGCCTCTTGCCCAGGTCCCGAGAGGCGATCTGTATCGCAGCTGCGATGAGCGCTGTGCCCACGAAGATCCCTGGTCCGATGAACCACCAGCGTCCGCCTAGCCATAGCCCCAGGATGAGGCCGATGACCAGGCCGATGGCTCCGAGGTAGCGGAGGTAGGTGACGGCTACCGGCTCGGGGGCCGGCGTAGGTACCCCCGGATCGGAGGTCACTTCAGCGCCTCGTCGAGGCGGGCACGTAGCCAGTGGCCGTCGGGTGGTTCGCCGTTGCTTTCATCGATGTCCCAGCCGAGTGCTTCGGCGAGGGCCATGGCTGCGTTGCCGAGTTCGGACCATGGGTGGTCGGAGGCGCCTTCGTGGAGGGCGTCGATGGATGCGATGAGTAGGGCTCGGTCGATGAATCTCATCGGTCGTAGGGACCGGGGAGGTCGGCCCAGCCGCGGCGACGGTTGGGCTTGGGGCCCTTCGGCTCGGGCTTGGGCTCGAGGGAGTCGGGGCGGATGCCGACCACCTGGGCTGCGGCCCACTGGCCGGGCGCGTAGAAGGTGCGGTTGTAGCTGTCGGGGGTGACGTCGTGGTCGATGGAGAGCAGGCCTTGCTCGGTGATGCGGAGGTCGTCGACCTGGGTGTAGGTGACGGGCTGTTCGTCGCCGGAGTAGCGGTCGACCTCGACGGTGACGTACTGGCTGCTGGCTGTGGGCTCGGTCATGGGGTCATGGTGCCAGGCCTGTAGCGCGTGCGCTAGAGGTGGCAGTGGCAGGCGCAGGTGACCTGCTCGCCCATGCAGTACGAGCACACGTGCAGTGCTCCTCCTCCGCGTGAGCGGATGACGACGGTGTCGAGCGGCTGACCGCCCTCGCAGCCGGGGCATTCCTGGCAGCGAGGGCAGTCAGCTTCGTCGTGGTCGGTCACTCGTTGCTCGAGGCCTCGGTGGTGGGTTCGGGTGCGCTGGTGGTCTGCGCCGGGGCTTCGGTGGTGACCTCGTCCTCGGTGTCGGCAGTGGACTCGGCGGTGCGCTGGATGTCCTCACCGGTGGTGGGCTCGGCCTCTTCGGTGACCTCGGGCTCGGGCGTGGTGGTGGGCTCGGTGCCTTCGTCGTCGCGGTCGGGCGTGGTGGTGGTCACGGGCTCGTCCTCCTCCTGCTCGTCCTCGGGCACGGTGGTGGCCGGGGAGTTGTCGGTGACGGTGCCGAGTGTGGTGGATCGGCTCGTTTCTGTGTTGCCCACGAGCGATGCGACGGGTTTCTGCGTGAGGAGCTCGATGCCGGTGATGACGGCCATGACGAGGATGAACATGCCGACGGCGGCGAGGGCGACGCGGATCCAGAACTTGCGGTTGAGCTGGATGTCGAACCGCTTGCTCTTGCGGGGGTCGAGGTGCTTGGGCAGCTGGTTGATGGCCTCGCGGGTGGCGGGGGGCAGGGCTCCCATGGCTCGGGTGGCGTCGCGTCCGGGGACGGCGGTGGCGCCGGCTGGTGTGCCGAGTGGGATGACCTTGGTGACCTTGGTGGCGCCGCGCTTGAGGCTGTGCGTGTAGAGGGCAGCGGCGACGGTGCTGATGACGGATCCGACGGCTGCTCCCCAGAGGGTGCCGGCGGTGCCGAGTGAGGATGCGGCCACGGTGCTGGTGACGGAGGCGAGTGCGCCTCCTGCGGTGGCGGCCGGTGAGAGGCCGAGACCTTTGGTCTCTTCCTCGGTGGGCTTGGGCTTGGTGGCGGCGGTCATTCGTCGTCCTCGGGGTGTCGGTGGCGACCGCCGATGTGGGTGAGGTCGAGGCGGGTGGCCCCGGCCAGTTGGACGGTGGCGGGTGGGTCGAAGCCGGGGTGGGTGGGGTTGAGCAGCTGTTCGGGGGTGGGTGTGTCGTCGGGGTCGCGGAAGGCGGGGACGGTCTGCCCGTCGACGATCTCGATCTTGTGGTCGGGGTCGAGGACGTAGGCCCAGCTGTCGGTATGGATGGGGCCGATGTAGCCGGGGGTGCCGGGGGCGTCCGGGCGTCGGGTGGGGATCTCGTTGGTGTGCGGGATGGCGACGTCGAGTCCGTTGGCGCTGGGGACGGTGGTGACGACGTGCACCTCGGTGGCTGCGGCTGGCTGGTGGGTGAGCTTGTCGGGGTCGGTGGGGATGCCGACGGTCGCCTTGAGGGACTCCACAGCCTCGTCAGTGCGCGCCACAGCCGTTCGGGTGGTCGGGATGTCCCGGACGTTGTTCAAGGCCGGCAGCGGGGCGCTCAGAGGCCTGGCGGGCATGCCTCGCTCCCCCTTGATGGCGTCCAGGGTGGCGTAGACGTCGTCCAGGGCCCTGTTGATCTCCTCCCGGCTGCCCTTGAACGAGCGGTGCACGCCGTAGGCGCAGCCGAGCAGGGTGAACATGGCGACCCAGAAAGCGAGGCTGGTGACCCACCGCGGGATCTCGGTGAGGAACTCAGCCATGGGACTCTTCCAAGTCGACGGGGCGGATCTTGCCGCTGGTGAGGGCGAGCACGAGGCTGATGCGGTCACGCAGCTCGGCCTTGTTGCAGATGGCGCGGATGTGCTTGCGGATCAGCTTGACGCTGACGTCGAGCTCCCAGGCGATGTCGTCGTCGGCGGTGTCCTCGAGCAGCAGGGTCACGATGGACCGCTGCAGGGGGTTCATCGGGATGGGCCGGCCGCCGAGGACGGCGTGGTCTGGGCTGCCGGGCATGCCGGGGACGCGCCGCTTGTGCTTGTGCAGGACGTCGAGGACGTCCTGTTCGGTCCATGTGCCCTGGTAGCGGCCGAGGTCGACGATCTTCCCGTACGACCAGTGCGCGATGGTGAGCGTGAGGATCCGCTTCACCTGGACGGGGTCGAGCGCGCGGGTCTGGGTCTGTAGGGAAGTCACGGGAGTTGAGGGCACCACGTCGGGCGGTGGGGCGCTAGGGGAAGTGTTCACGATCACGGTGTCCGTTCGGGGTGGGGCCTGGGTCAGGCGTCGGGTCCGGTGTCTGCGATGCAGGCGCGGCAGAGGCCGCAGAGCTCGCAGTCGGGGTCGTCGGGCTTGGCGCAGGGGCCGCCGGGGCTCCAGCAGGTGATGACGCCGCCGTCGCAGTCGTCGATGTCGCAGGTCATGCCATGGCCTCGATGACCTGTCCCCAGGTCCACTTCGTGGTGGGCCAGCCGTGGTACTCGGCGATGGGCTCGTAGCCCTCGATGTGCTCGAGGTGGATGAGCACGGTCCGAACGCCGCGTGCGTCGCACTCGAGGCAGAGGTCGCCGACTTCGTCGTCCCAGACGAGGTCGATGGCGTCGCAGCCGGGACAGGTGCTGGGCACCTTGTCGAGCCACGTCTGGGTGACGCGGCGGACGTTCTGGAACCCGCAGGTGCGGCAGCCGAAGGCGATGACCTGGAAGTCGCCGAGCTGGTCGGTGAGCTCGACGCCGGTGGCGTCCTGCTCTTCCATGCTGTGGGCGTGGTGGAACGGGTCGGGGCAGGTGGTGTGCGGGAGGTGCTGCATCAGATGTCCTTCGGGGTGGTGAGGCGGGTGACTGGGTAGGTCGCGAGCCGGTAGACGGCGTCGAGGGCGTCGCCGATGACGATGTCGAGGGTGTTGACGAGGCGTCGGATCACGCGGCGGCCTCCTGGCTGAGTCGGTGGATGTCTTCGTCGGAGTGGTAGGCGAAGCGGATGCGGCGGGGGTGGCCCCCTTCGGTCATGAGGTAGGCGATGCCGGGGTGGGCGGCGGGGATGCGGTGGGTTTGGGCGCCGTTCTCCCGTGCTCCCATCCCCAAGATCATGTCGGCCTGGTTGGCGTCGGCGGTGCGGAGTGCGATGCGCTGCCGGAACAGCGCTCGCATGCCGATGACCTCCACCCGGGCGTCCTGGGTGGCGCCGATCACGCAGAACCCCACGGCTCGGCCTTTGCGCAGCAGCGCCTGGATGGCGGTGTGACAGCGGCGCTTGAGTTCCCGGTCGGGTGAGTCGAGGAGGTCGGCGAGCTCGTCGATGAGGATCACGACCAGCGGTTCCCGGACGCCCAGGGTGGCTTCCTGGTCGGGGTCGCCGGGTTGCAGCTTGCGGATGCCGACGTCGGCGAGCCGCTCGGCGCGGTCGTTCATGTCGTCGACGGCCTGCTCGAGGATCTCGACGCCGTCTTCGGGCTTGTTGACGAGCACGTCGAACAGCTCGAAGCCGGGGGTGAGTTCCATGCCGCCTTTGGGGTCGATGGCGCGGATCTCCACCAGGCCGTCTCGGCGGGCCGGCTGGCAGCCGGCGACCAGGGCCCAGATGACGCTTCCTTTGCCGCTGCCGGTGACGCCGGCGACCAGCAGGTGGTTGCCGAGCAGCGGGAGGGTGACCGGCCGCCAGTCTTCGTTCATGGCGACGGGGATGCGCCGCAGGTCGTCGGTGGGTGTGAAGGGGTGGACCGGGAAGGACAGGGGGTCGACCCAGTCGCTGATGGTGAAGTTGGTGCGGCTTCCCGCGCGGACGACCTGCGCCATCACGGCGACGATGGCCGCGATGAGGGCGAGGAACGGCAGCCACGGGAAGTCGGGCATCAGTCGGTGGGGTCGTCGGCGGCCTGCACGTCACCGATGGCCTGGTCGAGCATCTCGAGGACGCTGGTGACGTTCTGGGCGGCTTCGGCGGCTGCGACGGAGAACGCGGCGAACAGGTCGCGGTTGTGCTTGACGACGTCGGCGAGGGTGGCCGCGATGTCGCGGTAGGCCTCGGCGGAGAGCTCGGCCATCAGGTGTCCTCCGGGGTGTCGGTGGGGGCGTCGAGCTTCGCGATCCGCTCGAAGGCGTGGTCGAGGTCGCTGGACAGCCGGATGAGGGTGGTGCCGAGGTGCTGCAGCATCACGGCGATGCCGCCGGCAGCTTCGCCGAGCTCGCGCATGGCCTGGTCGATCTGCTCCTGGGTGACGGGCTTGGGCATCAGGCGACCTTGGCCTGGGGGTCGACGAGGACGTCGAACGTCTGGGCGCTGGTCTGGTGGATGAGGTAGCCGCCGAGCTGGCGGTGCTTCCGCATGAAGTCGCCGACGGCCCACATGCGCGGCTCGGCGACCCAGTGCGGGACGTGGACGTCGTGACCGGCGCCCATGGTCCAGACGCGCACGACGGTCACGGTGGGGGTCTTCTTGATCAGCGTGGTCGTGAAGCACAGGCGGGTGGTTTCGGTCATGGTGGTGCCTCCTGGGGAGTGAGGTCGCCGGGGTTTCAGCGAAGGAAGGGGTCGAGGTCGTCGGCGGCGTCGCGGACCTTCTCGCGGTCGGCGTAGTCGTTGACGAGGCGTGCTGCTTTGCGGAGGGCCGTGGCTTGGCCGTGGAGCTGGTGGACGAGCAGTCGGTCGATGAGCTGGGGGCTGGGTTCGCCTCGGTGGCCTTCGGCCTTGAGGGCGGCGCGGATGTCTTGGGCGGCTTGGGTGGCGCCGTCTTCGACGGTCCGGGGGGCGGTGGGTTCCATGCCCCCACTATGCCATAGCACCTAGCGCTAGCGCTACCCCTGGTCCTTGAGTGCCTGTTCGCAGGCTTCCATCAGTGCGAACTTGTCCGCCTGGTCCTCCCAGTCGGCACGCCAGAACGGCCGGGCGCCGCGCTGCCCCTCGCGAATCAGCTGATCGGGCCAACCGGGGCGTCCCTCCTCACGGTCGTTGCGGAAGCGCTCGAGCTCGAACACGTTCCCCTCGTGCTCGTCGACCGCACGCAGGCCGAGGCCGAACTCCGACCAGCGCAGCCACAGGCTCGAGCCGTAGGGGTCCAGTCCACGCTTGCCGCTGGTGTCCTTGCTCTTGCCAGCGTGGTGCTCCAGGAACAGCGCTAGCCCGTAGGTGGCGGCGATCTTCTGCAGTGCCTGCTGGATTCCGGTAGCGACGTCCTCCCAGCTGTCAGTCGAGCGCTTGTCGGTCATCCGGTACACGGGCCCGGCGCACAAGAGGTCTGGTTGGTGGGTCTCGATGAGCGAGCACAGCCCGGCGTAGCCGGCTTCGGTGCGCACGTCGAGAGTGCCGCCGGGGTCGCGGGCGACCATCGCGCGCCCCTCGAGCATCAGCCCGTCCTCCTCGAGCATGGGCGCGACGAGGCGCTTGAGGCCGCGGCGCAGGAGGTCCGGCGGGTTCTCGCTGTCGAGTAGCAGGGTGCGCTTGGGCGGGATCCGCAGCTTCGGTGCGAACGGGTGCCGGCCGGCGGCGACCATGGCGGCGATCTGTCGCGCCAGCGTCGACTTGCCGGAGCCTTCGAATGCGGTCAGCACGACGCGTTCCTGCACGGCCAGGGTGCCGGGGATGACCCACTGGTACGGCGGGACGTCCTCGTCGATGAAGTCCTCGAATGAGGACATCGGGACGACGGGGGCGGTGCTGCGCTTCCCCCCGTCGATGATCTCGGCCAGTAGCGCGTACTGGTCGGCGACGACGTCCAGCGCCCCGTCGGTGTCGGCCATCGTGGTGACGGCCTGCAGCATGCGGTTCGCGACCTCGGCGGTACGGCGACGCATGGTGGCGCCCTGCAGCTGCTCGACGTGCCAGCCGAGCTGCAGTGGCAGGCAGGCGTAGGTGGTGAGCTCGTGCAGGTAGGGACCTGCGTTGGGGACGCGGCCGACGTCGTCGGCAACGAGCAGCTCGTGCAGCACCTGTGACTCGCTGGGGGTGCCGTGTTTGGTCACGGCCCGCTGCAGCGCTCGCAAGATCAGGCCGTGCTGAGTGCTGAAGTCGCTCATGCCGAGGTCGACGGTGCGCAGGGCGTCGGGGTGTGTCAGCAGGCACCCAAGGACGGTTTGCTCGACGGGCTTGTCGTAGCCGCCTTCGCTGAGTCCGGTGGCCATCAGAACCCGCCGGAGGGGATCGGGCGGCCGCCGGCCGTCTTGCGGGGGCGCGGGGTGCCGTTCATGCCGGCGTGCCCGTTGCTGGCCTGCAGGCGCAGCTTGTCGTACTGCTTGCGGAACGTCGGCATCGACAGGATGTTGCGTCCCCAGAACTCGTCGGCCTGGCACCAGTCGATGAGTCGGTGAGCTTCGGCGAGGTCGCGGCCATCTCGATCGAGCAACAGGCGGGCGCTGTCGCACCAGTCGCGGGTGATCTTGGCCTTGACACCCTTCGCGGTGACGAGGCGGAGCAGGTGCTCGCAGAGCTCGTCGACGTCCGGCCGCGGAGCGGGCGGGGAGGGTTCTTCTCTTTCTATGTCTCTCTCTCCGTCTCCGTCTACGTCTAGGATCGGGGTACCGATTCCCCCCCCGATCGGGGGGCGATCGCCTCCCGATGCGTTTTCGGACACGCAGAACTCGCAGTCAGGGTCGAACTTGCCTGCCTTGACGTGCCAGCGGCGGTGGTTGCCGACCTTCCCACCTGCAGAGATGGCCTCTTCGCTTGAGTTCCAGCGCTCCCATGATCGGATCCGCCAGCCGTCCTCGACGACCTCCCAGAGACCGTGTGTGACGAGCGATTCGGCCAGCTTTGTGCACGAACGCAGCCCGATGCCGACAGCATCGACGTCCCAACGTGACACGAATCCGCATGATCTTGTTCTCTTCGACCACACAAGCGACCGGACGAAGAGCAGCTCGGCCATCGGGCCGGCCTTCCGGATGGCCACGTCGAGGTCGTAGTTCACGTGCAGCGGGACGAACTGTCCGGGGATCTTCGCCATCAGGCACCGCCCCGGGTGGCGAGGTGAAGGGCCACCATGGCGCCGCGGCGAATGTCGTACTCCTCGGCGTCGTACCGGTCGTCGATGAGGATGGCGTGCACGGCCTCTTCGACCTGGGCGTGGAAGACGCGGTCACTGTGGAAGCGTCGTCTCGCGGCCGTGACGATCTCACGAGCGGCGGCCTGGGCATCCGACCGGGCGATGTTGTCAGCCTCAGTCGGGTCGTCCGTGATCAGCCCTAGACCGGGAACGGTGTCATCCGCGTCGTGGACGGGGCATCCAGTCCAGTGATCAGTGCGCGGGTACGTCGGCAACGGCGGCCCGACGAAGTTGAGATGGCAGATGCACCGCGGGTCAGCGGTCGAGGGCTCGCCATTGACAGGAGCGTGCGACATAATCGGATCCAGCTTCTCTCGTCGTTTGCGGTCTCAGCGGGTCGTGCACGAGGGGGGCGCGGCGGCCCCGGGATGCCACACCCGGGGCCGCGCCCGTCTCTGGTGGGACCTTACGGCCGGCTCGAGGCGACACGCCAGGAGGTGTGTCGGACGCGCGAGTAGCGGCTCAGCGTGGTAGGCGGGCCTGCGGAAAGAGCTTCCAGCAGTCACACCTCTGCGCATGACTCTCGGACGCTGCCAGGCAGGTCGGACACTTTTGGAGGTCCTGCCGGCGGAAGTCGCCGGCGGAGTGGACGAGGGCCCCGCAGAACGCCGTCCAGGGCGCCCAGGTGGTCCGGAACTCGTGGTGGCAGACGCCGTGGCGATGCATGGGTCCATGGGGAAGTACCGGCTCACTGGGTGCGCGGATGGCAGGGAGGAGCTCTCCCTCTATGGGCTGAGTCATGGGTTCAGATGGAGTCGAGGAGGTGGTGTGCGCGGCCGCGGATCGCCTGGAGGGTGCGCTCCAGGGCGTGGTAGTCGTCGACGAGGACGTCGTCGGTGTCGAGGCGCTCGAGGAGGCGTGCGGCGCCTTGGGCGAGGGTGAGGGGATTGTCACCGTTGAGCACCTGCTCGCGGAGGGCGTTGGCGGCTGCGCGGTCGGTCTGGACGCGGCCTTTGGGGCTGGTGGTCATGAGCCCGGCGGCGGCGAGCTCGTGGTGGGGCGCGTAGTCGCGTAGCGCGTTGCCGACGTGGTAGCGGGCGCTGCCCTGCACGCGGTTCCGGCCGGCGTCATCGATCCCGGCTCGGGTGTAGATGTCGGCGATCGTGGAGCGGTACTCGCTGGAGCGGCCGGCCCAGTCGGGGGTGCCGTTCTCCAGATGGTGTCGGGCGCGTAGCTCGACGATGTGGAGTGCCATGCGGGCGAGGAGGCGGGTGTCTTTCTGCCGCTGGTAGTCGCGGATCAGCTGGGTGATGTTGTTCTCCAGCTGGGACGGGGTGAGGTTGGGGTACGGCGTTGCCATGCGTCAATACTGACGCATGGCTAGCGCTCGCGCAACCCTCATCCGGTATATGCCGGCCAGCCGACGCGGAGCATGTACTGGCTGAGGGTCCGACCACGATCACCCTCGACGTAGAAGTCGGCGAGCAACCGTCCCAGGTTGCCCTCATAGGACCAGGTCTCGGCCCGAATTCCCTGCTCAGAGTACATGTCGAGCCATCGGGCCACATCCTCGCCGCCCTGCGCCCAGGTGCCCGCGCGGCCGTCCGGCAGCGGCGCGCCAAGCTGCTTTCCCTTCTCCGGCGTGTTGACGTACAGGAGCCGGCAGGAGGCGCCCCGGGGGTACACCAGCGGGTCCAGGGTGATGCGCGTCCACTCGGTGAGCACGACGCCGTTGACGGCGACCGGCAGCTGGTTGCCCTCGACCCAGCCCTCCAGGTGCGCGCGGATGGTGTCGCCGTCGATGACGGAGTGGCTGAGCACAGACCAGTCGTCCCCGGTCGCATAGGGCGCGCCGGGGACGAGCTGGGCTAACGAGAGGCCGATGATCACGTGAAGAACACTCCCACGAAGTTCCCGCGGGCCGGCCCTGACACCTCCATCATGTCGAAGCTGTGCTCATCACCACAGGTGCAGGGGTTGCAGCGGTACCAGTCGACGCGGAGCTGCAGCCGGTCGATGAGCGTCTGCGCTTCGGCGTTCGCGGTGAGCGGGTCGAAGATCAGGTACTCACCTTCCTCGGCGACCAGGAAGTCGCGGAGCGCGGCCTGCGCCAGCGCCGGATCGTCGGTGCCGCGCACCAGATAGCAGCCGTCGTCGATCGGCCACACCTTGAGCTCGGTCACGAGTACTCCCCCCGCCGGTCCAGGAGGCCGTTGAGGGCGTTCTCGAAGGCGACCACGTTGTTCGCCGTGATCGGGCTGCGGCGCTGGTTGTGGATGATCCGGGCGACCTTGAGGTCCTCGTAGGCCCACTTGATGGCCTGGTCGATCTCCCTAGTTGGAGCGTTCACGGTTGACCTTCTCCTCGGTGCGCCGGACGCACCACTCGTCCCAGGTGCCGCCGTGGCCGGCTTCCCAGGAGCCGCAGGGGCAGTCGGGGCAGCACATGCCGGCGGTGTCGGCGGGGTCGTGGGAGGTGTTGTAGTCGATGGCGCACGGCTGGCACATGTGCTTCTCGTCAGCCACGGTCGTTCTCCTCGTGCCAGTCGATGTGCGTCTGCTGCGGGCTGGTCTCGATGGGCGTGAGGTCCCGCACCTTGGGGACGAGCACACCGCAGGTGGGGCAGGCCCACCCGACGCACGTGCCGTTGAAATGGAGCTCCCGGCCGTCGAAGTCGCTCTCAGCGATCCGTGATGACACCGAACTCACCGCCCTCTCGTTCCAGGAGACGTTCGCCGAGCTCGTCGAGTAGCAGCACCTCGCGGGGCCACGCGGTGCCCCAGCTGTTGAGCAGCGACACCCCGGGCTGGCTGTCGGGGACCTGCAGCACCTCGCGGACGTCGTCCCAGGTGCGGGCCCACCGGTAGGTGGCGATGCCGTCCTCGGGGCTGACGAGCGCACCGAGCTCCCGCCCGGGCGCGTAGGTGCGGCCGTTGCGTAGCGCGGGGATCGCGCCGCGGGAGCGGAGCACCTCGAGGCCTGCGCGGACGCTGGTGCCCTCATAGCGGGGGCTGGCGCCGGGGTAGGAGCCCCCGGGCCACTCGTCGGAACGCTGGGCTTCCCAGTAGTGCCAGCGGGTGGTGATGTCGTAGCGCTTCCGGTTGGCGTGGGTGAGCATCCGCAGCATGGCGAACTCCACGCAGCGACCTTCGACGCCCTGGTCGTAGAACCGCCACCAGCCGTCCGAGTCGCGCACCTTGGCGTTGCGCAGGCAGACGGCGTGGCCGCCGACGAGGCGCCCCAGCGGCCGGGAGCCGAGCACCCAGGGGTGGTGCTGGAAGGTGCCGCGGGCGGGCTCCATCATCCCCTCGTACCAGTTGACGCCGGCGATCATCGACATGGACTTGGCCGGCATCGTGGCCGCGGACAGCGGGTAGCGCTCGAGGTGCTCGGTGACCTCGGAGGGCACGCGGTCCAGGCGCTGGTCAAGGGTGATCCAGTCGCCTTTCAGGCGGGTCGGGATGATGTAGGTCACTGCCTCATGCCTTCCTGTCGGGCCTCTAGCCATTCGAGGTACTCGCGGTCGGTCACAGGGTCCCCCAGCGGCGGACGATGGCTCCGCCGACCTTCTCGTAGGCCCACAGGCCGGCCAGCTTGCCGAGTAGCAGCAGCGTCTCTCCGGTGGTCAGCATCAGATGGTCTCCTCGTTCTTGGCTTCGGTGGGGTAGCCGGACATCTTGGGGAGGACGGAGCCACGGAGCACTGTGCCGTCATCCAGCGGCCGCGGTTCGGCCGCCGCGCTCTTGGTTCCGGCCTGGGCTGCCTCGAGCGCCCGGCGGAGGATCTCGTCGTCGAGACGCGGCTTCTCGGCCGCCTCGGCCTGTAGGAAGTCGTCGCGGAAGAGGGAGACGCTGGCGGCCTCCACGTCGACGTCGGTGAGAACCTGCACCAGCGCGTCGGTGAGGATGCGCACGACGCTGCGGGCGCCGGCGTCTTCGACGGTGACGGACAGGGTCACTTGCGTGGTTTCGGGCATCAGGGCTCCAGGTGGGGGTCGGGGTGGATGTGGCGCTCGAGCCGGTCGATCTTGCGCTGCAGGTCGCTGATGGTCAGCACGAGGTTGGTGATCCGGTCGAGGTCGCGCTCGTGCCGGTCGACGTGCTTCTCGCGGTCGTAGACGGCGGCGCCGCAGGCGGTGCACTCCGCCAGGTAGGTGACGTCGACGTCCTTCTCGAGCTCTTCGGCCTGCCGGCGGGCGTCCGTGATGGAGGTGGGGGCCCCGGGGGGTGGGGGCGGGGGCTTCTCGCAGTCGCAGGCGTGGCAGTGGTCGCGGCCGTGCGCGTTCTCGCTGTGGGTGCACTGGCCCCACTTGCACAGCGGCTTGTCGTCGTCGATGAGGGCGGGCATCAGAATTTGACCTCTCAGTGGTAGAGGTTGGGGTCGGTCTCGTCGACGCGACGGTTGACCCGGTGGGCCTTGATCTCGTCGATGGAGATGACCACGACGAGGGCGGCACCGAGGAAGATCGCCAGCAAGGTGTTGTCGGCGACCCACTGTGCGAAGGTGCCGTAGACGTAGGCGATGAACTGCAGGAACTCGGTCACGGTGTTCTCCTCGGTGCTCGTCGTGCGGTGTGCCAATAGTCTGGCACGGTACTAGCGCACGCGCAACCCCCGGACATGGATGAGGGGCCGGCGCTTCCCTTCGCCGGCCCCTCACCTCGATCATGCCCTACCCCGCGTCGACCTCCGGGACCACCGGGAAGTACCCGGCGTCGGCCAGCAGCTGCTCGAGGTCCTCCACGCGCAGCATCGCCACCCACTCCCCGACGTTCGCCGGCCCCTGCCCCCGGCCGCGGTACACCACGAACGGCAGCGCCGGGCCCGCCTTCGCGGCGTTCTCCCGCGTCCACCGCATCGGCTCCGGCCGCTCCGTGGCCTTCACCTCGATATACAGCCCCGGGACGCCGGTGATGTCCTCCCCCGGCAGCGACGCCGGCCGCGACTCGGCGTGCACCAGCCCCCGGGACCGCAACCGGTTGGCGAGCATCTCCTGCGTCGCGCGACCCCGCGACACCCGATGGGTGGCCATCAGACCTCCTCCTCGTCGGGCTCCGGCTCCGGGTTGGATTCGTAGCCCATGCCGGGGAGCGCGTTCAGCGCGTCCCACTCCTCCTGCGACACGTCGACCGGGTCAGTGGTGAACGCCACCCGATGCACCGTCTCCTGGTAGTTGGTGAGGTGCGTCACCTGGTGCGCGTTGATGACGATCTTGCGCATCACGCTGGCCAGCAGCGCAGCGTGCCGCGCCATCGCCATGACTTCCTCGGGCGTCAGCCTCGCCTTCTCGACCGCCATCAGACGCGCACCTCCCGCCATGTCACGTGGTAGGTGTGCTTCACCGTCGTCCGCCGGCCGTCCCGGTCCCAACCGTGCACGTCGTGGGACAGGTCCAGCTGGTCGTACCGGCCGAGCACCGCGTCCTCCAGCGGCGGGTCGAGCGGCGCGCGAACCAGCGCGTCAGGTAGCCACTCGACGTCCTCGATAAGTTTCTGTCGACTGCGGGTGGCGGTGATCACCATCCGCGGCAGCGGCGTCGGCGGTAGCGGGGCGAGGAAGTTGGCCGCGGTGCGCAGCAGCCGCCCCAGGCGCTCAGTCACGACCGAACACCGGCGGCTCGCCGTTGGCCTCGAGGCGCTCCAGCGTCTCCACGAGCGCCAGGGTGGCGTACACCTGCGCCTTGGCGACTTCGAGCGCCGGGTCGGGTGGCAGGCCCTGGCCGGCCATGTCGGCCCGCGAGATGCAGTCCATCGCGTAGCTGGCCGCCACGCTCTTGCCTTCGCTGGTCATGCGTCCTCCAGGTAGATGGTCACGCACCCGTTTCGGGGGCAGTCGGTGTAGTCGCAGTGGCGCTGGTGCACGGTCAGCATGTCGGGGGCCCCCAGGGGCTCCCCCCACTCGAGGGCACTCCGGATGATCACCGGCCCCGGATCGTGGGAGTCACCCTCACGGACGACGACTCCCACACGCCGCCTCACAGCACGTCCGTCGACATCATGATCAGCAGGGCGCAGGCGACGAAGCCGGCGATGAACGACCCGAACGCCGTCCGGACGCGGATGTCCAGCTCGTCGCGCCGGCTCAGGGGGCTCACCGGATCTCACCCGTCTGGGTGTCCACCACGTCGGCGTGCACCTCATCGGCTGCGCCGGCGCCGTTCACCGCGAGCCGCTCGATGTGCTGGGGCTCCGGGGCGGGGTCGGTGGCACGTTCGGCGTGCGCCTTGTACAGCTCGGCGCCGTGCTTCTCGTCGACGTGCAGCGCGGTCTGCATGTTCGCCGTCTTCGGGATCAGCTTGAACAGCTGCCGGATGCAGGTCTTCTTCTCCATCCACCGCTGCGGGTCGTCGATCTTCCCCGATGGACCTTCGCGGCCGGAGCGCAGCTTCTTCACCTCGTCGGGGGTGAGGACGACCCACTGCTCGGCGCCGGTGGACAGGCGTGCGTGGGCGTAGTAGAGGACCGGGGTGCCCTTGTCGGCGGGCTTGACGGTGCGGTTTTTCTTGTGCCGCAGGTAGCCGCCGGTGCCGAGTACCTCGTCGAACTCGTCGGCTTCGTAGACGGCTTCGACGGTGAGGCCGGCGGCCATGGGGTGCTGCCAGAACAGTTTGATCATGCCCTGATAGCCGACGATGAGCTGCGTCTCGGAGCCGTAGGGCACCAGGTAGGCCTCCCCGGTGGGGGTGTTCGGCTCCAGACCGAGAGCAGCGGCGGTGAGCAGCGCCCCGGCGAAGGACATCTGGTCGGTCTCGGCCAGCTTGGGCGTCTGACGGACCGCGGTGAGCGCGAGGCGGGTGACGCGGTCCCCGGACAGGTGTGCGGGCAGCGCGCGGGCGATCTGCGGGCCGAGCTGCTCGATGAACCGGGACCGGTTGGTCATCGCCTGTTCGCGCTTGGCGACCGCTGAGGTCAGGTCAGCCATGGTGTACCTCCGAGTTGATGTAGGTCAGGAGGCGCTGGAAGGCCTCGTAGCTGGCGTCGGTGGGGTCGTCGAAGCCGAAGTTGTCGAGGACCATCGCGAGGTCCTGAAGGGACACTGTGATGGTCAAGCTGGGGTCGATCGTTTCTGGCTGCTCAGGGGGTGTCGGTTGGGGCATCGGGGTCTTCCTGGGGTGGGGTGGGCAGGGTGGGTGCTGGCTTCAGATACGGGGATCCTCGGCCGTTGGTCTGACGGTGAGCGATCTTGCGGCCCCAGGCGGTGGCCTTGTAGGCGGCGCCCATGGCGTCAGCCAGCTTGTTGACGGCCAGGTTCTTGGCCTCGTCCGCGTCGCGGGCGGCGGTGACTGCGGTGACGAACTCGTGCGCGAGGTCCTCGTCGGTCTCGAGCACCAGGTCCCGATCGATGTCGGGGTGCAGGGCGCGGATCACGGTGTACGTGGCGCCGTGCGCGTCGATGTCGGGAACCTCGTCGGCGGCGATCGAGTCGAGGAACTCCCGGGCCTCGGCGCGCACCAGGTCGATCTCCGCGGCGGTGGGGCGGATGACGTAGCCGCGGAACTCGAGGCCGGCGAGCAGCACGCCGACGTAGGCGGTGTCCAGGCCCAGGGTGTCGCACTGCCACACGACCTGCGCCCGGTA